TTGGCTGAATTGCATCCGTAAAAGCTGTTGTCCATCCTGTGCCGTTGTTGACCGACACAGAGGTCGCAAAATTAACGTAGGTAAATGGGTACGAAACGCTTGATTTGCACCCAATCAAACCTCCAGAAATTGCCGCCGCCGATTGCGGGATAGAACCGATTTGCGCAAGCGCGGAAATGTCGATTGTCGTCGTGCTTGTGGCGTTTGCCGACTGCGGCTGGCTTGTGAATAAAATGCCAACAAGCGGCTCGCCAACGTAGTACCCGCCGTCAATCACATCGTTTGCACCCAGCCCCGCAGCCGCCGATAGGGTCAGCGTCGAGCCGTTGGCGACCAGCGCGACGTTTGCCCCTGCCGCAAGCGTCAAGTTTCCGGTGAGATTGTTCAGCCCCGTGACGTAGTTGTGTGCGTGGCTGATCGCCGCGTAGGACGTGTTCAGCCCGCTTACCAGCGTGGCGTTCGTGGGGAAGTTAGACGGCAGGCCGGTAATGTTGCCATAGGCAATCACAGGCAGGCTATGGATATGGTCTGCCCTGGCCGCAAGGTTGCTGCTGCCAGCCGATGCCGTGCCGAGATTTGCAGGCGTGGCGTCAGAGAGCGTGATCGAAGTGCCATTGATCCCATTGCTGCCGCTTGCCCCGGGATCTCCCCGAGGAATTGTCAGATCAAGCGTGACGTTGGCCCCGCCGTTTGTCGCGGTAGCCGTCACAGACGCAGACGATCCAGCGGCCCCCGTCACGACGTTTCCGATGGCGAATGACGGCGTGACGCCGTTGATTCCATTCACGCCGGCAGGAATACCAAACGACAGCGTCAGATTTCCGCCGCTGGCCGTGCCGCTCACTGTAGCGTTGCTGCCAGCAGCGAGCGTCGTGGTATTTCCAACGCTCACCAGAGTGGCAGGGCCAGCCGGGATTCCTATATCTAGCTTCGCAGCGTACGCCGTTCCGGCGTCGTTCTTCACGTACGCAGGAGTGCCAGCCGACAGCGTCGTTGTGCTGTTGATCGTCAGCGTTCCGCTCACGACCGTGGCATTGCCAGGCGAGATCATTCCGAGCGATACGTTGACGGCACCACCGTTGCCAACAGTAGCATTGACCGTCGATCCGCCTGATACGGAGACGTTCGCAGCACCGGCGTTAGTCACATTGACTGTGATGTCGCTCATGGTGCCTTTGCAATGAGGTCGCCGCTAACCACCGTGCGAGTCACGCCGGCAGGCGTCACCCAGCGGACAAAATGCCGATATTTGATGGCCGGCGACAGCGTCACCGTCTGCGCTTCGCTCACGCCCCACGAAAGCGTGCCGGCAGCAGCATTGACGACCGTGATCGTCGGCGTGATCGCCGTAGCTCCAACGGCGTTCACAGTGCCGCCGCCACCACCGAAAAAACCGTTCGTGCTCACGACGTAGACACCAGCCGTGAACGTGTAGCCGGTCACGTCAACGTCCAGGTCGATGGTGAAATTGACTTCGTCAGAAACTACGAACTCAACCGTCAGGTCGCCTGGAAGCTGGGAAAACGTCGGCATGGCAGAGGCTCCTCGTGGCTGGCATTGTCAGCCGACGTGAACCAAAACTGACCGGCTATGCCCGCTGCACCCACGTTGCAGACTGTTCGTCAAGTACCCACCCATCACCTGGGCACGGGGCCACGAATGCGTCAATGTCCTCGCGGTAGGTGTAGCCAGGCGCGGCGTAATTACCCCTGAATCCCGGCGAGCCGTCGGGGCGTTTGCCAGCTTGAGTGTTGTACGAGGTGCGGAGGCATTTCTCGGATCGAAGCGAGCCGTAATACGCCTCCCAGTCGACATCCGGCGATTCGTCGTTTCCGACAATCACAGCCGTTACCACATTGTCCGATAGAAATGCGTAGTGAGCCATTAGCTGAACGTCACCGTATCGGTGCCCGCCGTGAATGTGACGACCGTATCTGTGCCGCTTGCTGCCGATGTGTAGGTGAGTCCCGACCCAACGCTGATTCGCAGTGCGTTGTTGAATCGCAGCACGACGACCCCGCTGCCTCCGCTGCCAGCCGCGCCGGATGACGTTGCGCCGCCTCCGCCCCCGCCCCCGGAATTGGCCTGCCCGTTCCCTGCCGCCGTGCCGGCGTTCGTTGCGCCTGCACCGCCGCCGCCGGAAGCAGGGGCCGCGCCGGGCGTACACCCAGAGCCGCCGCCACCCGAGCCGCCAGAAGCGTATGTGGTCGTTGTCGCGGGCACGGTGCTTGATCGTCCTGCGCCGCCGACGCCAGAGACATAAGCTCCCGCAGTGCCGGTCGCATCACCGCCCTGCGCCCCTGCGCCCCCGCCGCCACCAGCGGTATTGCCAATCGAGCCGATTCCGATGCCGCCGTTGCTACCCTGCACCGAGCACATTGACGTGGAGCGTGACGTGTTCGGCGAGCCTCCCGCAGACGGCCCTGAATTTGAGGCTCCGCCGTTTTGCCCGCCCGCTCCGCCAAGTGCCGTGATCTGGCCGAACTGCGAAAAAGTTCCAACAACAGACGCGGCACCGCCAGCACCAATGGTCACTGTGTACGCCGTGCCAATGGCAATTCCGAGCGTCTGCTCTACAACGCCGCCGCCGCCGCCGCCGCCCGCAGGCCGCGTCCCGGCAGTGCCGCCGCCACCGCCACCAGCGACGACGAGCACGCGCACGCTGCGGCTCACGCCAGAGCGGAGCCGAGAGTTGCTGGCAAGCGACGTGGTGGCGTAACGGATCGTCAACTTATTTCACACCCATACAAAGAAAACGCGAGATTGGCCGTCGAAGCGTACACGCTGACCACGTCGCCCGCCCCGAGGGTCATTCCAGAGACGATATTGATACTATCGTTGCCGGGAATCGACACGTCATACATCTGATAGTGAGCATTTACTATTGACGCCCCAGCGGGCCTAACGGCGATGCGAAAACTCGCGGCCGTGGAAGCGAGGTTGGCAATGTTGATTGAGGAACAAGCTGCCTGCACCCCGGAAGACACTGTGTACAGCGTTGTTAACGTCGTTGCCGACGGATTGCTCTGCCCCAAAACCTTGTGCGCCTGTGGCATGTCAGCCTCCCATCAATAAAAACGGATGCAGCGGCACGAACGACAAACGAGCGTCGCTGAGAATTCCATACGCAATGTCTGACGCACTGATCGCCGTCGCCGTCGCGGCGACTTCGACATAGACGGTGGATTCCCAGCGGTACAGTTTTGATGTGTCACTCGCCAAATACAGCGTCCCGCTTGTGCCGGTCGCAGGGAAGCTGGCCGTCGTCGCATACGAAACAAGCGACGACCCGCTAGATGCCGGCGTTGCAGGTGCCCATACAGAGCCGCTCCATGTCACCACCTGCCCCGTCGTGGCTGATGACTGCGTAAGCGACGACAGCGAGTGCGTGTGGCTTGCGGCTGCAAAGTCGCTCGAGGACGCAGTCGCAGCAGTGCCAAGCGTCGGCAGGCCGGTCAGCGACGAGTAAGCCCCAGACGTAGCTACGGCAGCCAGCCCAGTGATTGATGCCGCCGGCAGAGACGACACTGGAGCCGCAACGCTGACGGTGCCGTCCGCACCGATGGTCACGTTGCTGCCCTGCTTCACGCCACCGAGCACGGAAGCCGTAGCAACAGGCAGCGAGTACGCAGACGGGATCGACGGCTTGTTCGTCAGGTCGCTGTAGCTGCCACTCGTTGCGACGGTCGCAAGTCCGGTGATTGAAGATGCCGGAAGGCTGGTCACGGCTTCTGGAATCGTTGGCTTGTTTGACAGGTCGGCGTATGAGCCACTTGTGGCGACGACGGCAAGCCCAGTGATCGTAGAAGCCGCCTGCGTGCCCGTATGGTTTGCTCGCTGAATGGCGTACGCCTGGGCGGCGTTGGCCTTGCTTGTGGCGTCCGATGCCGCGCTAGACGCTACGGCAGAGTCAGCCGCGGCCTGTGCCGTGCTGACGGGCTTTGAGGCGTCAGACGTGTTGTCGACGTTCCCAAGTCCCACCATCGACTTCGTGATGCCACTGACTGTGCCAGTGAACGTCGGGCTGGCGATTGGTGCCTTTGCCGCCAGCGCGTTTGTCACCGTTGATGCGAAGTTTGCGTCATCTCCGAGTGCGGCAGCCAACTCGCGGAGCGTGTCTAAACTTGCCGGGGAAGCGTTCACGACGGCGGCCACCGCAGACGACACGTCAGACGGCGTCGCCTTGGCGTCCAGAGCCGCCTGCAATCCAGTGACAGTTGAGATCGCCTGGGTGTGAGCCAGCGGCGTGCGAGCGTCCGATAGCCTGCTATCCGTTGTCAGCACAACCGACGCCGGAAGCCTTGACGCCGAGAGCGTGCCAGTGGACAGCAACGACGCATCGACAGTAGGCGGAGCAGCAGCTACGACAGCGGACGTGAAGTCAGTGATGTCTGCTGACGTGTGGGTGTGGGCCGAAGGCGTGAACGTCGTCGGCTTGCCAGACAGCTCTGACCACGTTGACGCACCGGACGAAAACTCAGTCCACGTCGCCAAGTCGTCGCCCAGCTTCCAGACGTTGCCGGTCGCCTGCACGTACACCAACATCCCCGCTTCGCGTCTCAATGCCGGGATGCCGTCCCTCTCGGCGACGCTGGCGACGCTGCGATACCCGCCCTTGCCGTACCTTGCCTCGTGCGAGGCGTGCGAGTCGGTCGTGTCGAAAGGCACGACTGGAGCGAGTACGTTTGTGCCCTTGATTTGCGTCATGTGACCACAAGGTTGACGGTGCCGGTGATCGGATACGTGGAGCGATAGATGCCGTAGCTCGTCGCCGCCTGCCCAGTGAACGTGATCGTCCGTTGCGTCGTCTCCCAGGCAGACGACGTCAGACCACTGACAGCAAACGTCGGCGTGCCAAATGACGTCGGCAGCACGACGTAGATATAGGCTGTCGCCGCCGTGATCGTGCGGGACTGTGCCCGAGAGCCGCCAAGGTCGCTAGAGAGACTGGCGACGATCTGTGCGTCTGTGATCGTCGCAGAGGCAAACGAGCCCCAGAAGCGACGCCTGAGCGTTGCAGAGACTCCAGCCGATTCGGTCGTGGCAATCGTGTGAACACGCACGACTTGTCGGAAAGCGTCCCCGTAGTGAAAAACTGGCACGCCGCGAGGGCTAGTCACCTCGTAGGTGACGTCCACGCCGTTGAGCGTCTCCACAATCTTGTCGTGCCTGTGCGGCTCGCCAAATGGAAGCGAACCAGACTTGATTATGAAATCACGAGACTCCCACTGCTCAATCACGCCGCCTGTGCCCTGCGATTCAAAGCGGCTGCTGCCGACTGTCGCGTTTACCACGCCGTAATCGGTACCACGGTAGTACCGAACAGACCGCGACGCATCCGCCGACAACTGGTCAGCGAGCCAAGCCGCACCGCTGGCGAGAAGGTCGGACATAGGCACCTCAAACCACAAGACCGCCGGCGGGGAGGAAAGGATGAAAACTCACCCGCCGGCGGCTTGCAGTGGGACGGGAAACGATCAGCCCAGGTAGTTGATCGCCACCTTGACGGTCACGTCCGCAGACGCAGCCGCCTCGATGGCGAACCCAGCACGCTTGTTGCCGCTGGACGTCGTCGTGATGACGCTGTTGGTGGCGTCCCAATAGACGGTCGCGCCCTGAGAGATCGCGCCGCTGCCGGCCTTCGGAAGAATGAACGCGCCTTCAACGGCGAGAGCACCCTTGACGTTGGCGGCAATCGGACGGTCAGCAACGCAGAACAAGTCGCCAAGCTGAACAATGTCGCCCACGCCAACGGCAGAGCCTGGCGTGTAGTCGATGTGGTCAGGATCGTACTGATAAGTTTGGGCAAGGCCCATAAGATCACCTCGTTTCTATGGTTGGAAGTTGCTCGTCGTCATGCCGCCGGGCGGGCTTTGGCTCCCGCCCGGCGGTCACGGTTTGCTTGTGTCAGTCTCAGGCAGTCGCCATGCGGAGAGTGCTGAGAGGCTCGGCCTTGGTCACGCCAAAGTCCATATAGCCCCTCATCATCACGCCGAGCGTCTGGTAGTCCGCAGCGACCTGCTCGATGGTCGGAGCCTGCTGACCGTTCAAGAACACGACGTCCATCGCCGGAAGATCGGCGGCGTCCGCCAACAGCCACCACGTCGAAGACGACGTCAGGTAGTTGCTGACAAGCACGCGATACCGACCAGCCAGGACGTTCGTCGAGCCTTCCACGACCTTGCTCGACGTGCTGCCGAGCGAGGAAGCGATGAGAGCCGACGACGTCATCAGGCGAGCCGCAGTGAGCTCCAGTTCCGGAGGAACAAGAAGCACGCGGGGCGGGATCGACAGCGGATTGCCATCGGGATCGTTCAGCTTGCGGAACGCAGTCGTCGCAGCCGACAGGCTGTCGAACGACAGAGCGTTGCCGCTACCAGCCGTTACCGACTGGTAATAGCTGGAGTTGCTCGACTGGAATTCACCCCAGATCACTTCATTGAGCGACAGAGCCGCACCACGCCCAATCCGCTGCGGGATCTGGCTGAGAGCGTTCAAGTCGTCGTTGATCATGTCCTGACGGGTCAGGCTCGTGGTGATGCCGTAGGTTTCTGCGTTCAGCGACCGCTTGTAGTCGCTGGCACCAGCCACCTTGAGCTCACCGCTGTTGCCAATCTTCTGGAACTTGAACGCACCGTTCAACCGGAACAGGTTGATCGCCTTGAAGTCGTTCACGCTGCGGATGGCGGAGATGTCCTGCCAGACGCTTTCAACCGCGTTGAAGCCGTTGAGAAGGAACTTGTTTACAACCGCCGACAGCAGATTGCTGATGTCATGGGTGGCAAAAGCCGCCTTCAGAACCGGCTCGACGTTTGCAGCCGAGATCCGAGCCGAGCCGGTGTAGCCGTTGGCGCGGGCCGCTTCAATCAGCACTTCGCCAATCGAAGTCGTCCGCTTTGCCTTGTCGGCGGCTTCCAGCGTCCGGTCATCGAACGCCTTTTCGGCATTCGGAAGACCGCCCTGGAGGCACAGCGCCGCCTCAATCACTCGCTCGTTGCGGACAGCTTCCACAACGTGAACAGCCGGGGCACGGCTTTCGCGGGTCGCAATGACCTTCTGCATGTCATCCACCTTCTTGGTGAGAGTTTCGATGGTCGCCTTGAGCATGTCGCTTTCGGCGGTTTCGACCTTGGGGGCCTCGACGGCGACGCTCGCCGTGACTTCCACCGGCGTCTCAATGACGTCGGCAGGCGTTTCGTTGGCGGTATCCGCCATGAGTAGCTCCTCCGCTTCTTCAGCGGCGATGCGTGCGGACGTTGCGTCATCCGCGCCCAGGGTCACAAAAGAGACTTCCCGCAACCTGGAAGCCTTAACGATGCGGACAGGCCCAACGAAGGTCTGCCCGTTGACGGTTACGGATTCGCCGGCGGCGATCTTCTGGTGCCGCATCACGTCGGCACCGACAGACGCCTGCCACGCGAATCCCTTCTCAGCAAGCGCCGTCACCTGACGCGCCAAATCGGATTCAGCGAGGATCTCGCCCTCAACGTAAAGGCGACCGTTTTCAGCACGGACGCTGGTCGCCTGCCCGAGAATGGAGCCAAGCGTGTAGTCGTGGCCCATAACCACGGGAATACGCTGCTTGTACTTCATGCCTTCAAGGTCAATCACAATCGGCTCGGCAGACCATCCCTGCCTAATCGCCGCGCCGGTGTACGCCTCAATCGCAAACTTCTTGGTCTGCGAAGACATGCCGTCACCAGCCTCGGCGGCGACAAACTCAACGGGCATCTCAAGTGCGATCTTGTTCATTGGTTTGCGGCCTGGTCGGCCTCCTCCGGTGTTGCTGCGCCGTAGTTGCCATCCGGCTCAAGGTCGATGAACAAGCCGAGTTCTTTCATCAGCGCCACCTCTGCGGCACGCTGACGCAATTCGGCTTCCCAGTTCTTGCCCTGTTTGGCGTATTCGTGAGCCAGCGTCGTGGTGTGCGTCCGCAGGCGCGTTTCCGCTGCGTTCGCTTCCTTGGACGGGTCAACGTGTTCCTTGCCGTCCCACACCCACGCCCATTCCCATTCGGTCATGGGAGGCAGTCCAGACGGCACAAGGCCCAGTGGGACGGCTTCGTCAAGCCACATCCGCAGCGTGCGGTCAAGCATCAGACGCTCAACTTCGTCACGCAGGACACGCTGATTGCTCGCATAGAGTTGATGATCCATGCGACCGCTGGCGTAGTTGTACGACGACGAATCCAGCGCGGCGACGTTGTAGGGAATCTGCATGCAGCGGGCGATCTCGTTCAGAATCTCGCGCTTGAACATCGCATACGTGCTGGTCGGTTGTTCCGCTTTCAGCTGCGAGACGTTCCAGCCCTCTGGCAGCGTGACCATCGTCCGCTTTTCGATAGGCATCTCTGCGAAGGCATCTACGTCGTCCACTTCCGCAGCGGGCGAGTTGCTATGCAGGAACGCAGCAAAGTCGGCAGCAGTTTCCGCAGCCGCAATCACCGCGTCGGTGTATCGCCGCAATTGGGCGAAAAGCCGAATGGCGGGAGCAACCTCAGACACGCCTCGATGTTGGGCGGGCCGCTGCCGCGTGAACCAGTGAACGATAAGTTCTGCCGGAATGCGGTTGAACTCAAAATTGCTGACGCGATAGTTCGAGCCAGGGTGGTACTTGAGCACCTTGTAGGCAACGACGTTGCCTACGTCGTCAAACTCCAGGCCGTCAACAATGCTGCCTTCTGGCGTCGTGTCTGGGATGTAGAGCCCCACGGGCGTTGCCACCATTTCCGCTTCGACCAGGCGAATGTCCAACTGCACGCCGTCGAGTCGCGGATTGGTGAAGAACATCGCAAACGATTCGCCGTCGATCAGCTTTGACTGACGCATCGTTCGCAGCTTTTCAGCGAGATTCACACGCCACGACCAATCAAAAAACAGCCGCTCAATCGTGCGGTCTGCGTCTTGGTTGCCCGTGTTGAGTTGCAGTCGTGGCCCAGTGCCAACCAGATCGGTCGCCAGCGTCTCGCAGATGCCGGCGAGATATGAGTTGTTGTTCCGCTCGTAGCGGGCACGATTTCTCATCGTGCGTCGAATGACGGGCGTCAGCGCCCCGTCCATGCTGAACCAATCAGCATTGGCCCAGTGGCGACGGTCGTCCTGGCTTTCGGCTGCGTCAAAGCGGGCACGAATGACCTTGCTCGACGTCGGCGGCTGCCGAGTCGGTTCCGGTCGCCCGAACCACTTGGAAAGCAAACCCATCAGTAGGTGCCCGGCGGCAGGAGTTTGTTGAACCGCAGCCCGCGAGACTTTGACGCGGCTGCTCGCTGGGCAGACAAATACTTGTCGGCCTCAATCTGGAAACGCAGATCATGCGCCTCGACTTCGCCCGCATCTGTGCGGACGCGCTTTGGGCCGGATGCGTTTTCTTCAATCTTCTGGCGCAGTTCGTCGCTCATAGAGCGTGACGCTAAGTCACGAAGCGACGATTGCAGACCGGGTATGCCGTCAGACTTCCGCCCAACCGCTACCGCTGCGAGCGAACTCGTGAATGTTCAAAACGCCTAGCTTCCGTGCAATCAAAGCCGTCACTGGCGAGAACACTGCCAAAGGTTTTGTCGTGTCAATCGTCCGAGTAGACGTCAGCATTGACGACAGCGTGGTTGCCTTTCCGCTATTGCGGTGCCGCTCGTCTACGAACTGCTCAAGAGTCTGCATGTCGTTCCAGATATGCGAACATGCCCAGCCCACCAAGGCGCCGTCACAGTGGTAGACAGAAATCGGAGTGCAACTGCTGGACTCGCCTTCCAACACGCGAGACACTTCGGACTGAAAGTCGCTTCCATGCTTTGTGAGCCTGGAGCGGATTGCTAGCATGTCACGAGGCTCTAGACCGTCCACGGTTGTCAGCGTGACTTGGTTCATTTCAGCCGCTTGACCTGTATGACCTTCCTGCCGCCGTCGCCGGTTGGAATTGTGACTTTCTTCCGC